CGACGGAGGCCGTGGAGCTGAGCACGCTGCACATGGACGGCAGCGACCACAAGCGCGACGTGCGCCAGGGCGTGAAGAAAATCACCGTCACGGCCAGCCTGGGCAAGGTGGAGGAGGCCGTGCCAGCTGTGGATAAGACGGAGTTGGGGTTCATCAAGCGGAATAATGACAACCTGCAAGGAGAGACGAAATATAAGATGGCCATGAAGTGGTACGGCGACGGTGGAGAAAATAAGTCCGCACAATTTATCCGGTATAAGAAGACGGATGATGGTTGGGTACCAAACACAACGTCAGATTGGAATTGTGTGGGCGGTTCATACAGGGAATACGATTTATGGCTGAAGAAGGATGAGGACAAAATCAACTTCTCATTCACGGGAGGAATTTGGCTTCAGATGACAGATACAGGCACTGATGGATATTCACCGACCGAAGAGGAGGCCGAGAAGATGCCAGTGGCCATCATCCGAGGAATGAAGGCCGTATGTTTTAACAGCGGTGCTTTTTGCATAAGCGCGAAGACCTATGGAGAGAACATCTATGAGGGGAGTGTGACCGTAAACAACGGATATGACACGATTCACCTTTCATTCAGAGTCGGAAATAAGTGGTGGAACGGCACGGCATGGCAGGACACAGAGGCGAAATTCGAGGTGAAGACAGGTTATGAAAAATATGAGAATTCAGCGCCTGGCAGTCTGGAAAATACGAAGACACTGGATATGCCGTACAACGGAGCGGAAGGCTACATGATGATTGTGGATGAACCGCTGGACGGAATACCCATACTCACTATATATGCAAATGGAAATCGCAGCGCAAAGCTGGGAGTGAATTATGCGATATTGTTGGGCGACCTGAAAGTAACCTACTATCCCACTGATGAGATTAGCGACGACAGCGAGGACGACAACGGCGAGAACACCTACAAGGCCGTGATAGGCGGTTACGAGGAAGAGAAGGAGGTGGAGCTGAAGATGGGCACCAAGAAGCATAACGGCGCATGTTACGGAGCGCTGTCCTACGAGGGCGCAGACGTGACGGAGCTTTACTTCTCCGGAGAGGCCCGTTTGATGAGGCCTGAAGAGGCTCTTTTGACCCGCTTACGACGGTTGTTTGGCAGGACCACAAAGGCTTTGACGCTGGAGATAGTGCATGGTGATTTGACACCGCTTACGCGCGTCACCTACGACGGCACCAGCTACGCGGTAACAGGAGAAAACGTGGATTGGGACACGGAAACCGAAACAGTAACATTAACGGAAAATTAAAGATATGAAACTGAAAGGTAATAACATCGTAGTGATGATAGAGCAGGGAGGAGTCGACACGGCGATAGCCTACGGCACTACCTGCGAACTCGACATTCAGGCCGAAGTGATTGAAATATCATCCAAGCAGAACGGAATTTGGAAGCGCTACAAGAAGCGCAAGGTGTCGTGGACCATCACGTCAGCTCACGTGGCATCCGATGGCTACGCCAACTACATCGTGGGCCTCGTGCCCAGCAGCAAGAAGGTGAAAGTGTTTATCGGCAGTGTGACACCCATCAACGAGCCGCACGCCCACACCGATTATGTGGCAGACGGCAAGTTCGCCTTCAAGGGCTATGCCCTCGTAAAGCGTGCGGTAGTTGCGGCCAACCGAGGCAGCAGCGCCACGCTCAGTGTGGACTTCCAGGGCAGCGGCGAGGCCGTGCAGGATAAAGACGCTGACCTTCCGGACGACAACGACAATAATACGGGCGGTGGAGGTGGTAGCGATGGGGACTTGACGCTGGGTGAACTTCTGAATGTGGGCAATGGTGCCGACAGCGTGCCGTCGGAAGACCGTGTGCTCTATCAGGAGGCAGGCAGCTCAATATGGACGTGGAAGGCAGCCAGCGAGATTATGCCGGACTGGAAAGAGCTACTTCGAGAAATGCAGGAGCAGCTGGATAACATGTACCTGCGCAAGGATCAGAACGACCGCACGGCCTTCGACCTTTCCGTGGGCGGCAAGCTCACGGCCGAGGGATATTTGCAGGTGGGTACCACCTTCGCCGGAGGAATGGCCGGCTACGGCACACGCTTCGACAATGCCGGCTACGGGGAGCTGGACTCGCTCATGCTGCGCCGTGAGCTGGTGGTGCCACTACTGGTGTATAACAGAGTCGACATCAAGATGGGCGACGATTGGAGGGCGCCGGGTGCAGGCATCGTGAAGAAGGTGATTATAGATTACGATGAGGACGGGAACGCCCTGAATTCGGGCAGCATCGTGCTGAAGCTGGAGGAGGGCGAGATAGGCGCTGTGGACGTGGACGACATCTGTATGGGTATCTTCCATTCGCTGGACTCCTCAAAGAACGCCACAGAGGATAGCGATGACTCGCTGGGCAACCGTACCTATGCAGGCTTTTTCACGTCCTATTTCCGTATTACGGAGGTATCAACCTGGACCGACGAGGACGGGAAAACCTACGAGAACGGCCTGATAAGCTTCGAGCTGCGTCCGGTCAGCGACCGCTGGAAGTTCAGCCACATGCCGGAGGCCAGCATGACGTGGATAGCCTACGGAAACTTCACCAACGAAGACCGCCAGACGTCAGAATACCAGACGCGAACTTATCGCCGTTACTTGAAGCATCAGAACACATGGGAGATAGGCCCGCAGAACATCGCTTATCAAAGTGGCGACCTGAGTAACTTGTCGGTGCATAGCCTCGATATGACCGGCTATTCCACCTATCAGACGAACGCATACTTCACGGGCACCATCAAGCAGATACTTCCGGACGGAACGCCGGTGACTACGGCCAACGAGCGCGGCGCTTATGTGCGGGGCGAATTCTACAACTACTTCGACCGCACCAGCTACTTGGGCAACCTATGGCTATGTGTGGCCGAGAACGGAACGGACACCGTGCCGAGCCGGAACGATGCGGCCTGGCTCCTGGAGGTGGAGGCGGGCACGAGCGTCAGCGCCAGCGGTCCGTGGGACGCGAATAAGGTGCCCTATCCGGCCAACACCATCCTGTCCTTCGCCGATCGTGTGTGGATAAGTAACAAGCAGACGTCCGAGGCGCCATATCCCATCTACCTGACCAACGACGAGGAACTATTGCAGTACGAGGACGGAGGCTACGTGATTGTGGACGACACCGAGCAGAGCGCAGATTGGGACTTGTTGCTGGACGCACAGCGCTTGGTGGACGGGGCCAGCCTGGAAGTGCGCTACTCATCCGACAAGCTATCCTGGCACGACACCTTCACCGAAGGCGACCTATACATGCAGCAACGTGTGGGCAGCGATGCCATGTGGAGCGATGCCATACGTATCGTGGGCGAGGACGGACAGGCCAAGGACGGGCGCTACATGGACTATCAGTTCGCCGTGTCGGGCAGCCTGACAGAGCAGCCGACCACCGGATGGCAGGACGCACCGCCTTCCGTGGGCCTGGGGCAATACCTATGGATGCGCTGCCGCCTTGTGGACCCGAACAGCGGCACGGTGAACGCCTGGACGGTGACACGTATCGGAGGCGAGAAGGGCGACCAAGGAGACAAGGGCGACAGCGTGACGTCGCTGGGGCAGTGGTACGACGGCCTGAGCGTGCCCTATCTGGGCATGGTGCAGATGGCCGGCTCATCCTACGTGGCGAAGAAGGCCACGAAGAACCCACCGCTATGGACGTATACCGACAGCAACGGCGCACGCTTGAAGTACAAGGACGGCGGCTATGTGCTGACGGGAGCGGTGAATACAGATGAGTACGATTGTGCGGCCGAGAAGGGCGACACCGGAGAGCCGGGCAAGGACGGAGACAAGGGAGAGCAGGGTATACAAGGCTGCATCGTGCGCTGGGCAGAGTGGACCATAGGCACGCAGTTCCGCAACGACACGGCGCTGACGTCCGGCATCCGCTATCTGGACGTGGCGCTGGTAAAGAACGACAGCACGGCCACCGGCTACGATGCCTATCAGTGCAAGAAGACGCACGTCTCGACCATCGATAATTCGCCCACCAAGGACTCATCCACGTGGGAAGAGTTCGGGGCCAACGTGACGGCCATCTTCACTTCGCTGATCATCGCCAAGAATGCCGTGCTGAAGTTCGCACAGAGCAATCAGTTGCTCATCCAGAAGGACGATGGCACGGTAACGGCAGGTATATCGGGTTCCACATCCGGCAACAAGATACGCTTCTGGGCAGGAAGCACCACACCGGACAGTGCACCGTTCCGCGTGGACGAGGCGGGGAACGGCACATTCGCCGGCACGGTGACTTCCAAGACGCTTTATCTTCCTTGGACGGAGCTGGACTTGTCGAGCAACAAGACGTATTCGCTGAGTATGGGTGGATGCCTGACGTTGACGGGAGATACGGGGCACACGCTGACGCTGCCAGCTGCATCCACCTGCGAGGGGCTAGTGCTGAGGCTCAACCTTGGTTTCGCATCTACACGTGTGCCGGCGCCATTCTATCTGAAGGACGCATCCGGTCAGGAGATATTCAGTGTGGACGACGGGAAGGGAATGAGCACCTTCGAAGTGAACAAGGGAGGCGGTATTTACGAGGTTCAGGCGATAGACGGTCAGTGGATAGCTGCGAACACCCTCAATCCCGTGAATTCGTAGGTAGCCGAATTCAATTTTCGGCAAGAATATTAAGAAAGGCTGAGCAACATGGAAAAAATAATTAAAGGGACTCAAATCAAAATCAACGTGCACATGGAGGCGTTCGAAGGCGTTCACTTCGCCGACGTGCCCTTCACGTGTACGGTCATCACGCGCGGCAAGCGGGTGAAGATGGATAAGTCGGAGCTTATCCAGGTGGACGCTGACAACTACGTGGCGCTACTCGACACGGCCAAGCTGGGCCTGGAGGACATCACGCTGATGATAGAGGCCGAGTTTGATGATAGCGATTTTGGGAGCGGCATCCGGAAGGAAGTCTGCATGGTTGAAACGGGATTATTCATCGTGCCATGGAAGTGAAGCTGACGATATTGGGCCATCGGTTCCGGGCAAGTGCGGGGGCCATCGGCCGTCGGTTCCGGGCGAGCGCTCAGATGATGAGGCTCAAACCTACATTCACCGCGCAGCAGGTACACACCGAGAGTGTGCGAGGCGGCGTGGAGATATGGTGGACGTCCGGTTATCGGGTACTGTATAACGTAACGAACAAAGTAATATGGAGGGAAGGCCATGAAGGGACTACCGATTGATGAGGCCGACAGACTTGCGGCCATTACAGGAGACGAGCTGGTGCCGGTGAGCAACGGCGACGGGCAGCCGCACGCGGTGGCCGTGTCGACGGTACGGGATTCCATCGAGGACCACGTGCTGCGGACGGTGACCGATGAGGTGGTGGGCACCGAGGCCGACAGCGCCGACGCGCTGACCATCCAGGGCGGGCGGCGGTATAGCGAGCGCCTGACCTCGTGGGTGGAACATGAAAAGAAATTCATCTTAAAATAATAGAGTTATGGATAAAGACGTTAGAAACCATCTTTTTACCAAGAAGGCCACCTTCTTGGAGGCGCTGGCAAACGGTGATGTGACGGATGATAACATCTGTTATATTCTGGACGTGAAGCTGGTGTACACCAAGGGCGCGTACTTCGGCATGAGCGCCGAGGATCAGGAGAGCTTGGCAACCGTCGTCAGCGACGTGAGCCAGCTGAAGGCCCTGACGATGTTTGCCAAGGTGAGCGACGGCACGAACACCATGGCCAGCGCTACCAACGCGGGTACGCTGGTGTTCCACGGCGGCGGCAAGACCACCGTCACCGTGTCGTCTACGGGCGTGACCATCGACACGGCCAATGCCACCGTAGCCACGGGCGATAGCAACGGCCAAGTGAAGATCGACGGGCAGAACGTGTCGGTGAAGGGCCTGGGCAGCGCTGCCTACACCGATGCCAGCGCTTATGCCACGAGCGCTCAGGGCACCTTGGCCAGCAACGCCGTGCCGAAGACGCGCACCGTCAACGGCCATGCGCTGTCTTCCGATGTGACCGTGACCAAGGCCGACATCGGACTGGGCAACGTGACCAACGAGAGCAAGGCCACCATGTTCACTTCGGCAGCGCTGACCGGCACACCGACAGCGCCGACGGCAGCGGCCAGCGTGAACAACACGCAGATTGCCACTACAGCCTATGTGCAGACGGCCATTTCCAACAATCTGGCCAGCTCACAGGCAATGCTCTTCAAGGGCACGCTGGGCACGGGCGGCACCATCACGGCGCTGCCATCCACTACCGCGCAGGTGGGTTGGACCTACAAGGTTATCACGGCGGGCACCTACGGCGGCCAAGTCTGCGAGGTGGGCGACCTGATTATCTGTCTGACGGCAGGAAGCTCATCCACGGAAGCCACCTGGACGGTGAGCCAGGGTAACATCGACGGAGCGGTGACGGGTCCGAGCGAAGCCGTGGAAGCGCATGTGGCAGTTTTCAACGGCGCTACGGGCAAGATTATCAAGGACAGCGGGTTCACCATCGGAACTTCCGTACCTTCGGGCGCGAAGTTCACCGATACCACCTACGCCAATATGAAGGCGGCCAGCGCATCCGCAGCGGGCGCGGCAGGTTTGGTGCCCGCACCATCGGCAGGCAGTCAGGCCAAGTTCCTCCGGGGCGACGGCACATGGCAGGTGCCCACGAACACCACCTACACGTTCGCATCAGGTTCGGCCGGCAGCTTCACGGTGACACCATCGGGCGGCAGCGCCATCACGGTGAGTGTGGGCAAGCCGGACACGGCGGGCACGGCCGACAAGGTGGCCAGCACGATGATCATCAAACTGAACGGCGGCACCACCGAGGGAACGAATATGTTCAGCTTCGACGGCAGCGCGGCCAAGACGGTGAACATCACACCTTCTGCCATCGGCGCGGCGGCATCATCGCACAATCAGGCGGCCAACACCATCAACAAGATGACCGGCTACACGATGCCCACCACCACGTCGGCCATCGCAGCCACCGACACGCTGAATGAGGCTATCGGTAAGTTGGAGCGGGCAAATGGTTGGGTAACTCATTCTTAATGATATGGACGCGAAACATCAGTTTTTGACACGCGCGGCGTTCAATACGGCGCTGGCAGCGGGTGAAGTCACGGAGGACAGTCTGTGCTTCATCCGCGACACGCGCGAAATCTACGCCAAAGGCGATATGTACAGAGCGGGCGGCATGTTCTTCCAGGGGGACTTCTCCACGGAGCACGGCACGTATTACGTAGGTGATTGTGTGCGCTTCGCCAGCCATCTGTTCATTTGCACCACCGAGACGACGAATGCCCCGTACCCTGTTTACACCGACACGGCGGGCAAGCGTATCACTTACAAGGACGGCAGCTATGTGGTGGCAGACCTGACAGTCGACACATGCTGGGCCGTCGTATTCTAATTTTGATTATTAAAACTTAAAAAATAAATATTATGGCAGATAAAAAATTAAATGATCTGACCGCCGCCACCGATGCGGCGTATGTGTATGCTGAGGATGCAAGTGGCAACCAAGTGAAAATAAGTAAGGCGAGTCTGGCATCAGTTGTCGGGGAACTATTGGTTGATGCCACAGCTGATAGACGTGGCCTGATGCCTAAGAATTATGTATCAGGAATGGTGGATAATGTAACATCAAGCAAGATAGACTTCAATACATACGTAGGTAAAGTACCGGTACTTTGTTGCGGTTCGAACTCACCGACGGAGGATCCTAATACATATTTCTTCCTGTGGCAGATGCGCTATTATAATGGGAAAGTGCAGATAGCTGCAAGCTGGCAGGATAGTTATGTATATTTTCGCGTCTGCAAAGGTTCTGAAAATACATGGTCTGCATGGAAATCATTATAGAGCCTTCCAGGATCCCCAAGTGGCCCCATCCCCTTTCTTTATTCTAATATACATATTAGTGTCGTTTTCGTAGCTGACGGCTAATTGTAAGGCACTATCAACACATAAAATTTGCCACATTAGGTAATAAGTATATCCACCACCTGAAGGTGAGTTCTCGCCGAATGCCAATACTGGGACTCGTCCTGTATATGTATTGAAGTTGATACTTCCAGCTTGCGTGTTATTTACGCCTCTCTCAGTTAGCATATCTGATATGACTACTTCAAAGAATGGACTTGCCTTAGCTGGCATGAATAGTAACATTGGAATAGATATGACGCAATCAGGCGGCATTAACTTCAATACATACACAGGGCGTGTCCCAGTATTGGCATTCGGCGAAAACTCACCTTCAGGTGGTGGTTATTCATATTTCCTGATGTGGCAGATGAGATATAGCAATAGCATCTTGCAGATCGCCACGAATTATGATAATAACTCAGCGATATATATCAGGATTAAGAAAGGTGCAGATGGCACTTGGGGATCGTGGAAAACACTATAAGACTTTCGTCATTTCAGATACGTCAGTTGCACACCTCCGGACAGCGAATAAAAAGTAGTCCAATCCAGGAAAGCGCTGGATAATAAAGGCAGGACTATTTTTTTATATTAGCTTAGGAATATGAAACAAGAGAAGAAGGAAAATGTTCAAATTATGACGGCAGTCGGAATGCTAGTTATCGGGTCAGCGCTATCGGTGGCGGGCTTCATCGTGCCACCGGTGGGAGAAATAAGTGATTCGGTGCTATGGTTTTTTGCTCAGTGTCTGATATACGCTGGGAGCATCTTCGGAATTACCATCTACGTGTCGAGCAAGATAGGCAGTATGGAGTCAAAATTAATGAACTTGATTAATAAGGGACATGGGAACAACGAACAACAGCAAGCTGCCACGAGGACTTCGCAACAATAATCCGGGGAACATCGTGCGTGGGAAAGATAATTGGTACGGCATGGCCGCACAGCAGACCGATGCACGCTTCATCCAGTTCACAGAAATGAGGCATGGCTACCGTGCGCTGATGATCATCATCAAGAACTACATCTTGAAGGCCGGCAAGAAGACGGTGGCCGAGATTATCGACCGCTGGGCGCCGAGCAACGAGAACAACACGAAGGCCTACATCCGTAGTGTGTGCAGCTACATGGGCGTGGCCGAGGACTACGAACTGAAAATAGACTTCCACGATATGTGTCTGATTGCTGAGGCTATCAGCAGCCACGAGAACGGAGTGCCGGCAGTCAGGGCAGATGTGGAGGCAGGATGGAGGGAGGCGTTCACATGATGAAGTGGATTATCGGCCTATTGCTGGCCATCGTGTTATCGGCGTGCCGAACCACGAAGTATGTGCCCGTGGAGACGGTTCGCACCGTCACCGAGGAGCGCACCGACACGGTGGAGCTGGTGAAGCTGGTGCCATACAACAACGAAAGGCAGGTGGCAGCCAACGACACCTCACACCTGGAGAATGACTATGCCACCTCAGAGGCCTACTATGATGCGGGCACGAATACGCTCTACCACAATCTGGCCATCCGTCCGGATGCCACGGTGGAAGTGCCAGTGACCACCATCGTAAGGACCATCACCAAGACGGAGCCGAAGATAGTGGAGGTGGAGAAGAAACTGACTAAGAAACAAGAATTCCTTTTGAATATCGCAAAAATATCGTTAGTGTTGAATTTATGCTTTTTTGTAATCTTGATTGTTGTATACATGGGACGAAAAGTGAAAAGTTGATTAAGCTTTGGGCGTCGGCAGGTTGGTGAACAATATGCCGGCGCTTTTTGTTATGCCCATACGGGCGATATTGCCTGGATCTAAAAAATGTATTATGGAAACAACTGAAAAAATCGTGGAGAAGAAAGTCTACGAAGAGGGCCATCGCAAGGAGTATGCGAGCCGCGGCACAGGTAACGCGGGCCTCACGTTAGGTATCATCGGCACGGCGCTGGGCGGCATCGCAGCTGCCAACCTTTGGAGCCGTCAGGGGAGAGCTGCCAGCCCGAACATCGCGGGCGAAGTGGCCGAAGTGACTTCATTCGCCACCTACAACAAGGAGTGTGACGATGTGCTGAATCTCACCAACGAAATGTGGGGCCTGAAGGTGGGCACCATGGAGAGCATGTATTCGGCCCGTCAGACCGACAATGCCGAGAAGTTCTCACTATGGAAAGGTCAGATTGATGCGGACTTTGCCCTCTACAAGGGCTATCGCGACATGGGAGACGCGCTGACCACGCGAATATCCAACCTGGAGAAGGAAGTGGCCGTGAACGCTGCCATCCGTCCGTATCAGGACAAGCTCATTCAGTGCGAGATTGAGAAGGCCTACACCGCGGGCGTGAACTACACCAACCAGAAGACGTGCAAGTGTATCTACGGCGAAGTGGTGCTGCCGTCCACGCCGGTAGTCACCGGCTACGGGAGTTACAGCGCGTGCGCAGCCAGTACAGCCAGCACAACCGCCTAAGCGGAAGAAGTCAAACAAGAGGGCACGCAGGTAGCGTGCCCTCACATTCCAAGAAACTATGAATAATATATTCGTCAACAACGACCCATTACTTCAGCAGAATGAATATGCCGGACGCCTGGAGCAGCTTCGCCAGATGCAGGCCGAGCTGGAGCAGGCCAAGCGCCAGCAGGTCCACGGAGCGCCGGCGGCCACACCGATATGGGATGAAATCAGCCGGCAGATGGAGGAACTGACAGAGGCCGAAGAGTCGGCCATCCGTCAGGATCGAGAATTTATCAAATCAGAGCAGCACATTATGGCCATCGTGAACCAGGAGTACATGAGGGCGATGCGTCCCATCGTGGAGGGTACCAAGGAAGGCCGCGAGGCGCTGGAGTCACATCTGGCACTCCTGAAGGTAATCCGCAAGCGGGCCAAGCAGGAGTCGGCCCGAAACCTGGACGAGTGGAAGGAGTACACCGAGAAGTACAGTCACATGACGTTCAAGAAATACAAGGAAATGAAAGGAGGCGCGAAATGATCTACACGGAAGAGAGTATGATGAGGCTCACACACGACCTGAAGGAGGCGGCACGAGTATGGGCAGAGGCCAAGATAGACGAGCTGTTTGGGCAGGGCGGCATGGTGGCCACCTATGCCAAGCGGGGACTTCGGAACTACATGGCCTCGAAGGATGAGACCATCACCAAGGGCGTGAGCGCCGTGTCGATGTTCGTCAGGGACGAGCACGGACGCATCGACACCGATGCCCTCATGGACGACATGCTGGAGGCGTTCAAGCAGATGAAGCGTCAGGAAACCTACGTGGCCGGCATGAAGATAGAGTACGGCCAGGGCGAAGTACTTGTGCCGGTCCCTCATGGCCTATTATATGATATGGTGTTCGGCAGGTTCGGCACCATCCGTATCACGGCCGACGATATAGCGGAACTGAAGGGGCTAATTAGTTCCTGAAACACAGATGAGGCTACATCATACAAGTGGATGCAGCCTCATTTGTGTTTTTACTGAGCGATGTGTCGCTTGATTTTCGCGAACCCGTCCAGCACTTGTGCCGGAAGTATCTTCGCATATATCTGAGTCGTCTGAATATTCGTGTGGCCAAGCATGCGAGACACTACCTCAATCGGAATGCCGGACGACAACGCGATGGTGGTGGCGAATGTGTGACGCCCTATATGAGTGGTCACTGTCTTCTGTATTCCGGCAGCCAGGGCAAGCGCTTTAAGATTGCGATTATAGACATCGTAGGCCAAGTGAGGCAGGTGAAAATCGTATCGAAGGAGGATGCGACGAACAGCCGGAAGCACGAACAGAATGAACCTTTGCCCGGACTTCTGACGATCGTCGATGAGCACCAAGTCGTCACCGACGGCCTGAAGCTTCGTGAAGTCGGTGGCCATCAAGTCTGCATAAGCAAGGCCCGTGTAGCACTGGACGATGAACAAATCACGTATCTTCTCCTCGAAGGCCGTGCGCGGCACATACGCTTCCATCACGCGCACCTCGTCGAGAGACAGAGCCACACGGCACTTGCTTTTTCCCTTGTCGCACCTAAAATGAGTATAAGGAGAGTCCGATATGATGCCATCGTTGATTGCATCATTAATATAGAGGCGGATGACCTTGTGGTAAGTGTACACCGATGCGCTGCACATCTTCTGCCCGTCCTTGATGGTACGTTTCCGAAGGTATTCATCGAGTCGCACGATATTCGGCAGCGTCAAGTCGGAGAAGTCTGCAAGCTTCGTATATTCCGTCTGAAGAAAGCGCAGCACCTTGGCATGTTGCTTTTTCGTGCCATCGGCCAGCGGTTTTTCTTCCAGGCGCTTCCAGCAGTATTCCACAAAAGACAGCTCAGAGCGATAGCCGGACGTCACGCCATCGAGGAAGGCCAGTGAGAAGTTGATACGTTTTTGGTTGCACGAGTCCACCACGGCATTCACTTCGGATATAAGTTGGTTGATTTGTGAATTGAGTTCCTGGGCATCCGGACGCCCGGACACTCGGCCACACTTGAACTGACCCTTCATTACCTTTACACCGGTGGAAATGAAGCGCCGTTTGCTTTGATGTGTAACTTCGAGCTGCACAAGAGCAGCTTTCATGTTTGTGGCGGTTTTCTTCCGATCGAAAACCACGCGAATTTGAATTTGATTCATAATTTTGCTTTTTGATGTCGTGGTATCATTGGGTATCAAAAAGCGGTATCATATTTTCAATCAAAACTAAACAAATCAAGACACATTCAGACAATCACTTGCTGTATTTTGATTGTTTTTCGTATATCCGTCACGGACTTAAATTACTAATATTAAGTAGTTTATAACTTGCAAACCAGAGTTTGCGCTAGTGATCCGCTTGGGATTATTGTACGTATGATAACGCTTTAGGCAAGAGGAACTTCCAAGAGAGGAAGTTTGGAGCGGTATCGAATAGGTAACATCACGTTAGAAATCATTGTATACTCTACTGAATTCGTCAAGAGATTCATCTATTTTCTTGATGAGCTCAAAGTTATCAGCGGAACAGTGAGATATACTAAGCCCATCACCATCGTAATAGAATACTTGTTCATTTAGGCGTCCGTTTAGCCTGTATTTTACCGTTACAGCCAAGCGGTTGTATGGCTCACTAGCCATCTTGGGAAATTGGTTATCAATATCTGCGGTAATTATACGATCCCGAATGGTATCCATATCGGCCACTAGCATAGCGATGCTATCCAGATAGATCTTCTTGTTCTCACCATCGTATATTGCATTTTGGTATTTGTAAAGCATTGAAATGTTTTTGGAGGCGAAATATGAACAAGCCATCAGACGGCGATAAGGCGTATATACTGAGTCAGGACCTTCGATTTTTTCAATCGAGAAACTATCAACATACGTGAAGTGTGAGTTCACGAATTCAGTCACGAGTTCAGATGGGGACTTCTCGGAAGTTTTTTCAGGAGAAGGGCTATCCTTGTGAGCGCACGAAGTCATTGCGAGAAATACTAACGCAAGTAATTTAATATTTGTTTTCATACTAAAGAAGTTTTAAATATGTTACGAAGCTGTTTTTTTATTATCTTCAGATGAGGCGCCACGAAGCGCTTCATCGTAGCAATCCTTCAACCATTGTACACGATCTTCCAGAATAAGTATGGCGCGGTTCTTTTTTTCGAGTTCGAGCTGGAGCCGTGTATTTTCAGCAACAAGGTCAAGTTCTTTGGCTGATTCTGTGCCTGAAATAGGTGGCATATCCGTCACGAACATGCTGCCATCACCGAAGAGCAGCCATTGAGAAGATACGTCAGGGAACGCGGAGAGCGTAGCGATGATAGTATCAAGACTAACACCACGAGAACCGGAAAGCTGTCCACTAAGCGTGGTCTGGCTAATACCGATGAGCCGGCTAAATTCAGATGCACTTTTAGCTTTAAGGCTCATAAGTTCGGCAAATCTTTGATTTACAGAATTATTCATAACTTTTAAAATTTAGACGTAATATAAATAACGGTTTTAAGTTAAAATTTACGTAATTAAGTTTGGAAGATATAAACAATTCCGTTAGCTTTGCAAAAGTTTAACGTAGTTACGTTAAATCATTAACGGCATTACATTATATCAACCTAACAATTCACTTCGAGGACAAATATAAGATGCCGTTTTTGAATATGCAAATTTTCAACATAAATTAAATACGGATTAGTGGTGTTTTCCGGAATGGTTATTACTAGGTATAAGATACAGGATGAGCCTGGAGCGATTGACTTCAACACCACATCAGAGGTCAGGCGCTTTGGGTTCATCCTATTTTATAAGGTATGGAAAACGAAGACAAGATAACGGTATGTATGGTAGTCGAGGGCCAGGACTTCCGTCCAGGGGTGTTCGAGTACACACCGGCATATCTGAAGAGGATGCTGAATAACTTCTGCGTCCGGAACATCGGCAAGAAGGTGTGGTATTACACCTACGATGAGGCCACCGGCACTTGGACGAGGAGCAAGAAGTATTATTGGTTCCGTAACCATGTATGCTTCTGCGGAAAGGAAGAGAAGGGCCTGAAGCACGTGCCCGAATTATACGAACCATCAAGCGTAAGATTATGAATAAGGAAGAACGAGCATATATGGAGACGCTTCTGGCGGAAGTCAGGACGTTGAAGGAAGACGTGCAAGAGCTTCGCGGCATCGTGGAGCGAGTCACCATGAGCAAGGAGGTGATGACCATGAGCGAAGCGTGCGAGTATTTGAAAGTGGGGCGGAGCACGATGCAGGAGTGGCTGAGAACCGCGGTGGTGGACTTCGCCTACAAGCAGGGCAAGCGCTGGGTGTTCCCGGTGACGAGAGTCAGGGAGTTTTCCACGCGAATGAGTTAGATTATATAAAGCGGACATCATAAATTTTCTTTTTTAATTAAATGAGTCGTCTGAGGTAATCACTTGTTTAGCCGAAGCGTCGGCACATTATATTACGATTAAAGACAAGGAAAGTAGCCCGTGAGGGTGGAGAACCATTTTATTAGTTATTGATTATATTTATTAATCATCTTTGGATAATAAGGCTAAAGATAACAGTAGTTTATAATTCACGTCAAAGGTGGTGCGAGAGCATAGTCTGAGAGGATGGGCGAATGGTTAGAGCTGGTTCGATTCCGGTACGCCCAACAATAAAAACATAAGATTATGAAAATTAAATTACGAACAGACAAGGAGAGTGTGGACTACATTCTAAGCGAACAGGAAATGATGGAAATTCGCGATTGCTCAGCTCAGATATATGGAGCGTTCGAGTGTGAGGCGAAAGACCGTCCGGACGAGTGGAAGGTGATAGAAAGATTATTCCTTCTACTCCGACACATGGATGGAATGCCGCCAATTCCGATTAAGAAATAGACTCTTATTAAGAACAATATTAACTTAAAAACGAAAATAGTATGAAGAATGTGTTATTGTTATTAGCGATTGTGGGCATCGTGCTGATTGGTGGTTCGTATGACTACCAAGAGCAGGTGATTTACAACATGCCGAATGGCACTTATCGTGCGATGAAGGCGCAGGGCATGAGTGATCGTAAGATTGCGAGTGAGTATGTGAAGGATGCGGCCAAGTGGGACAGCATCGGTGTGCGTTATGTATGCGAAAACGGGGAGGACTGAGTATGTACGGAATGAAATGGCATACAGTCCTTTTGAAGGGCATCGAGAAGAGCGAGCTTTCCGAGAAGATGGTTCGCCGTGTATGGTTGGTCAGGGCATCGAACTTCATCGACGTGGAGGCCGGAGTGAGTCTGTATTATCGGAAGATCTATAAGGATGGCAAGCTGGAAGACGTAATGAGTATCAAGCGTGAGGGCATCACGGATGTACTCAGATACAAAGATAAGGATAAATATTACAAGATAACGTGGCGCCACAAGCCTATCGGCGACAAGAAGGAGCCAACTGAGACCGTGATTCAGCGGGCTAATTCCACAGCGGAAGCCGAATTGCTATTCAGAACGGCCTATTATATGATGGGCGAAATCGAAGTGGTGAACGTCATCGAGACGAAGATAGATGAGGTGCTGGACTTGATTGAGGCAGATACTGAAGATATACTGAAAATGGTTCAGCGCGATGATGATGAGGCAGAAGCTTAGAAACCTGATTTAATACCATATATAGAGAAAATATAAGGAAGTGTCGATTCAAAGGAACGAAGTAGTATAAGACCATGTTAGACCGGGTAGCGATTGTAGGCACCGTTCGCGTGGAGGATATTGATACTATCGTGCTTATGAATTATCTTGAAGAATGTAGCGAAGGGGATGAAGTGTATTATAGGTCCACACAGTATTCGAACTTGTCTGGCCTATGGATTGAGATACGCGGGACTACGATGAAAGCAAAGTTCAGCGTGAACAAACAATTTTGCAAGGCAAGGAAAGGCCGATTAGACAATTCTACGCCCATCACGATGGCAATGGCCGCACGAACTATCCGAGAGATATTAATGCGGCTGTGCCTTCGGGTGGAAGACGCGAAAGTGACCTACTATGAGATAGGATTGACGATGAGAATGGAGAAGACACCGGACACCTACATCAGGATGGCGGAAGAGGCAGCGGGACAACGGACCATGTGGAACGACCCGAACTATCCGGAGTTCCGACAGAAGGTGACGGAGAAATCAAAGTATCATCGGAAGATCCTGAAGATGTATGATAAAACGTATGAAGCCACGGAGAAGGGCAGGGATGTAGCCGAACACGTGCTCAGAATAGAGACCGTGTATAAGCGTCAGTCGGTGATGATGAGCGATGTGCTGGACCCGATATGGCAAGCGCACGTGGCAAGAGTCTTCTATGAGGACTGGAGCCACGTGCGGTTTGCTAGATCGATAAAGGCAGGGAAAGGAGTGAAGCTGAGCCAATGGGACCGCGCGAGGGAAATATATGAGATTGGTCAGAAGAAGTATCTGGCCAAGTATCGTGACGAGTTCCTGCGGGGCGGCATCACGAAGAAGCAATGGGAGACCATGCGTACATTCGCGAAGAATTGGGACCACGAGCGGCAGCACTTCGAGGAAGTGATAAGCGATGAGGAGGCCGAATACCAGGAAAAATTGACAAAGTTCTATCAAGTAGGGAAATTTGTATCTAAATGTTAAAATATAAATCACTGATAATCAAAAAGTTACAAGAAAACAAAAAGCACCGTATGGTGCGTTTATAATAGATTGAGTATCAAATGATTAAAAGAAAAAACGGCGGATTTTAACACTTTATGGCAACTCGTAATATACTGCCAAGGCAGCCGGTACGCGGAGCGAATGTGAATAAATCTAAAACGTGAAAGGAGGCAACAATGATAGTGTACGTAAGAAGAACACCTAGGGAAGACGAAGTGCTGGAGTTGCTGGGTGGCCACATGATCATCAACCGAATTGTACATGTGGATGCAGCCCATCAGCAGATGGCTAAGGAGCTGGCAATACTAGGCCTGATAGATATTCGATTCCTATGAGGACGGAGCGAAAGGACAATGTGCTTAGCTGCAAGGTGTCGGACGAAATGCGGCAGCGGTTGGAGAAGATACGTGAGGACTACGGATTCAAGAGTATCTACGAACTTCTTCAGGCCCTTGTGACCGTGTTCGTAAGAAACGTCACGGCAGATGTGTCGGTAGGCGGTGTCGAGGAGGACGAGGCACGGCGGATGTTCAGTGGATTCAGTGAGCAGGCCAGGCGAATGAACATCACCGGCAACGGACGTGAGGCAGAGCTGGCACTGACGGGCGGTGTGCTCTTCTTCTCCGATCAGAGCAGCGGGAGTATGATATGCAAGACCATTCGTATGAGCAAGGGCAAGGCGTATGTGGATTACAGCGATGACCGAGCCGTGACCGAAGTACTACATGTGGCCGATGCCAAGTTATACGAGCGATTGCGTTCCATCAGCGAGCAGCTGCACGAGCGCCGTCTGACTAGAGTGCTGGAGTACATGGCCGGCAAATGGAAGTCACGGATAGCCGCGGAATGTGAGGAAGAATTCACAGATGAGGAGTTCGGGTGGATTAACGGTGGCGGCAGAATAATAGACAATACCAAAGGAAAACGGAAGGAGGACACAGTATATGAGCAGCAATGACAGGAACTATCGGCGGATGATTCAGAGCAAGGAGTGGCAGCAGCTTCGGCGATGGAAACTCAGTGAATATCCATTGTGCGAGGATTGCTACGCCAAGGGTTATGCCGAACATGCCGTGGAAGTCCATCACGTTACTCCGGTGGAGCAAGCGTTGAGCGTGGCCGAAATGCAGCGGTTGATGTTCGCACCGGACAACCTGGTGAGCTTGTGTCATGCGTGCCACGTGGCCCGTCACACGGCCATGAAGAGCAAGAGCAAGCAAGTGATCAGGGAACGTGAGCGGATGAAGCTGGAGCGGTTCAGAGAACGATTCTTGACGTGAAACGATGAGGAGGGGGGTATGTTTTTTTATTTGGGGCGAAACTTCTCAAATCCCCTCCCTCTCACTTTTTCACACGCGAGCAATTTTTGGCCCTGGGGGGGATTTTTTTAAGCGGGCCGAAAATTGCACAAAATGCACACTATAAAAATAAATAATTGGAATATCTGAGGGGTAAAGGGGCAATGGAAACAGATAAAGTAAAGAAACAATTTACGGAGGCGCTAAGCAAAACTCGCGGCATCATATCGCAGGCATGTAGTAAGGTGGGTATAGCGCGACGGACTTATTATACATGGAAGGAGACAGATGCAGTGTTCGCCGAGGAAGTACAAGACATCATCGAGGCTCAGATAGACTTCGTGGAAGGGAAGTTACTTGAACTTATCAACAAGGGTGACACCACGGCCACCATCTTCTATCTGAAGACCCGTGGCCGTGACCGCGGGTACGGAAACAAACTTCTACGTGATGAGGCTAACAAATCGAAGACGGAGGCGGCAGCAGCGGCACCGGTGCCCACTCCCACCGAGGAGGCGGCAGCGCAGAAGGACTTCCAGAAGAAGGTGGAGGCCAAACAAAAGTACCTGGTGAAGTTGCTGAAGGAGCAAGGAAAGTATACGGCAGAGCTGAGTATGCAGGCCAAAGTGGTGGCTCAGTTGCTTGTGCGCACCGATATGCTGGCTGAGAAAGTATTTTCGCCCGGACACGCGGCCGTCAGTGTGGAGGTGTCGCGCGAGGGCAATGCCCGCGAGAAGGTCAGCGAGATTGAGACGCTTTACCTGAAGTATAGCGAGCAGGCGCAGCGGGCACTGAAGGCGCTGGGCATGAATGTGGATAGCAAGGAGCGGAAGAATGATGGCGGGGCCGATGGTTTTAATGACTTTATGGAACAACTTAATAAACAAGAATGATTATGAGCGAACAAGAGAAATTCAGTACTTCAATCACCAAGCAGGTTGATTGGGACGAAATTCAGACGATTAACTTCCTGAGCACGCAAGGCATCGCGCTCAGACGGTTCATCAAGAGCCACCGGTTGGAGATTCAGAAGATGCTTCAGCCCGATGGGAATGAGTTATGGATATGGAGCGAACACATTTGGCTTCCGAAGATCGTGCCGGGCCAGCGACGTATCAAGGAGCTGGAGGACTATCAGATGACGGTGAAATTCACACAAAAGGAGTTCGAAGCGTGGCGCATGGATATTAACGACGTGATACGCCTGCAAGTGGATAAGGAACTGATCAGAATAAGCGACACCGTATATTCACAGTTGGTTGCGGTGATTAAAGACCTGGAGGAGACGAAATGAGAGAGCACATATTCAAGGGCAAGACCAAGGACGGGCACTGGGTGTTCGGCAGCCTCGTGGAGGGTGAATGGGTGTATGGTGGAGAGAAGGGCGTCCACTTCGACGAGAACGCCAGCTTCATCAAGAATACCTACGAAGAATGGGAGGAGCGTGTAATACCGGACACGGTGTGTGAGTTCACCGGCAAGCGTGACCGCCTATTGCATGATATTTACGAGGGTGATGTGCTCATAGATGATGAGAACGGCGGTGTATGGGTGGTTCTGTATGACGAGACGTACGGACTGATAGCTGCACGTTACAGCAATAAGGAGGATAAGATAGCGCTGACGCCAGAAGTGGCGGGCAATATGCGTGTAGTGGGTAATAAGCATGATTGAGCCATGGTTTATATCAACGGATGGAAATTCTACGAGGAGCCAGGTTCATGCGGTACATGCCCGTTCTTCAGCAACGGCGCCACGCAGATGGATGCCGGTTCGATGCGCGGGCACTGTATTCTGTGGAACGAAATGCACGGCCGCACGACCAATCCACCGCGCAGATGCGCGAAGCTCTTCAAAAAGGCGTTCACCTTTCCTGATGGTGAGCGCTTGCAGATTGTGGGTAAATTAAGAGAATAGAACTTTAGAACTATACGAAAATGAACATTCATAACAGGTATTTTAATTCGAAGGGTGAACGTGTATGCTGGAGAATTCGATATGAAATGTACACGGGCCGCTTCAAGCACGCCAGCAAGACGCAGCTGGAATATCGCTGGACTCCGGAGGACGTGCAGGAGTTTTTGAACGATTTGCAGCGCTGCGGCTATCTGATCAGAGCGGAAGTGTACCGTCAGACCTTCACCAGCGAGGAGACGATGGAAGAAAAGCGCGTGATGTTGCTGGAGTACAACAAGCACGGGGAAATGATTACATGTGAAAAAACGGAATGATATGAAGAAGAAGTTACGTAAATGGGCGGTTATGCCCATCAAGTGGGTGATACTTGTATTCTGCACGGTTCTTGCAGTTATCGCCGTGTCGTCGATGAATTCCTTCAGCCTATGGGCCAAAATCAGAGGCAAGAAGAGCGTGCCAATCATCAAGTGGCGCGAGCTTTTTGAAATGATTGGCGAGATTAAAGAAGTTTTGGACTGATGGATGAGGCCGAAAGAATAAAGGCGCGGCAGTTGAAGGAGGAGGTGTATCAACACCTCCTCCGCACTGTCATGGACCTGGGCAACACCAAGCAGGGGCGAAGTGTCCGGAACACCGACGAGCGAATATGGAACTACCTGGTGGAAGTGTCCGGACATCCTGAGGCCCACAACCTATATGAGGCCCTGGGGGTGCAGCGCTTCATCAAACTCCTGGGGCAATATGCCTGGGATGCAAGTGCCGTCCGCAAGTTCTTCCACTTCTACGAGGCCCTGAAGTTCGATGGGATGCACGGGCGGCAGCACTACAAGCTCACGCCCATCCAGTGCTTCCAGTTCGCAAGTATTTACGGGTTCAAGAAGGCCGACGGACACCGCCTGACGCGAACCGCTTATCTATTCGTGCCGCGTAAGTTTAGCAAAACAACATCTTCGGCATCGCTGGCCGTGTACGACCTCTTCTGTGGCGACAACAACGCGCAGGCATACGTGGCCGCGAATTCCTATCCGCAGGCATCCATCTGTTTCCGCGAGATTAAGGCCATCGTGAAGGGCATCGACAGACGGGGCAAGCACTTCCGCGTCAACCGAGAGAAGATATTCTGGATAGATGGGAGCCGTGCCAGCTCAGCCTCGTGCCTCAGTTCGAACCCGAAGACGTTGGACGGCCTGAACGCCAGCACGGTGATAATCGACGAATACGCCCAAGCCCGCGACCCAAGCTTGAAGAATGTGCTGGTGTCTTCCATGGGCATCCGCACCAATCCGCTGGTGATTATCATCACCACGGCCAGCAGTGTGCTCAACGGTCCGTTCATCGAGGAGCTGGGCCACGTGCTGGCCATCCTTCGGGGCGAGGAGCAGAATGATACCGTGTTCGCGTCCATCTTCATGCCGGACGTCGACGATCAGGAAGGCGACCGCGCTACGTGGGCCAAGGTGCAGCCACATCTGGGCATCACGGCCCGTGAGGACTTCTACGAGAATGCCTGGAATGATGCGCAGCGCAGCGCCAAGGACATGCTGGAGTTCCGGACAAAACTACTGAACGTGTTCTGCATCGACGAGCAGAAGCGATGGTTCACGTACAAGGCAGCGCAGCGCATCATGGGAAAGTTCCACATCGACAAGGTGGCCGAGGGAACGCCGTGTGCCGTGGCCTTCGACCTGTCGGTGCGCGATGACTATTCCGCCGTCACCTACACCGTGTATTCCGAGGACACCAAGAAGTTCTACTCCTACACGGACTACTATTTTCCCATCGAGGCGCTGGACGAGCACCCGAACCGCGAGCTTTACAAGATATGGGCCGAGCAAGGCCACCTGCACCTCACGAAGGGGGATAGAATAGACGTGGAGGAGATAGCGGAAGACATCATCCGCCGAAGTGCCCGCCTGAACATCATCGTGATAGCCTATGACTCCTACAAGGCGCAGTATCTGACCAACATTCTGTCTGCCATGGGCGCTCAGAACGTGCTGAAGCCATTCTCGCAGACCTACGGCAGCTTCAACCTGGCCGTGGAGTCCACCGAAATGCTGGCCTACTCCGACCCGCCGGGCATCGAGTTGAACGACAACCCGATTAACGCATTTTGTCTGACAAATTGCGTGATAGACACGGACCGCATGGAGAATAAGAAGCCGTTGAAGGCCGACCATTGCAAGAAAATCGACGGGGCCATCACCTTGCTGATGACCATCGGGGCGCTCTACAATTACGAACGATGAGGCTATCAGGTAGCCGAATAAGGCGTTTTGGCAAGAATAGTGAGGGAAAGCAGGTGCTTTTTCTCACTATTTTATGTTATAAAACATACTTATGGGAACAATCTGGAATAATTTATTCAGGCGCGAGGCCGCAGCCGAGGCCGACAGCGCCGCCTTCAGAACCGCAGGAGGCAATTACAAGGAGAATGTGGTGCGCGTGACGGGCAAGGAGTCGGCCATGCGCATCGCAGCCGTATACCGTGCGGTCAATCTGATTTCCAGCGGTGCCGCGGTGCTCACCCTTCAGTACAAGCGCCGCAACCGCACGCTGGGTTACTTCATGCCGGCCGACAAGGGCGCGGGGCAGACCATGAACTATCTGATTTCCGTCCGTCCGAATGCCCGCATGAACTCCTACACCTTCTTCAAGAACTTGGTGGGCCAGGTACTTCTGACCGGCAACGCCGTGGTGATACCCAAGCGCGACATCTACGGGCAGGTGGAGGAACTGATACTGACCTCGCCGGGCAGCGTGGCCTACGACCAGTACAGCAACCTCTACACCATCGCCGACCCGGTGAACATGCTCAGCGGCACGTACACCGCCGACCAAGTGGTGCATATCAAGAACACCAGCACCGATGGAGGCTATTGGGGCATGAGCACCATCCGTTACGCGGCCATGACGTTGGGCATCGCGGCCACCGCCGACAAGGAGACAGAGCGACGATTCGCCACGGGCGGGCGCTTCAAGGCCATTCTTCAGAACAACAAGACGCTGAAGGGGTTCGGCAATTATCAGGACAAGGAACTGAAGAAGATGGGGGACGCCCTTCAGCAGAGCCTGAATGTGGGCGACGACATCCTGGTGGTTCAGGGCGACGGGCAGATGACGCCCATCAGCATGAGCAGCGCCGACATGCAGTTCTTGGAGAGCCGCAAGTTCACCATTCGCGAGATCGCGAGATTCTTCAACATCCCGCCGTCGAAGCTGATGGACGACACGAACAGCAACTACAAGAGCACCGAAATGAGCAACATCCAATTCTACTCCGAGGCCCTTCAGCCCATCGTGACGGAGATCGAGAGGGAGTTCAATGCCAAGTTGGTGGGCCGGGAAGGCTGGGGAGAATACAAGTTTGTGTTCGACATCCGCGCCATCTATGCCCTGGACCTGGATAGCCGGGCCAAGTGGAACAAGACGAGGCTGGAGACAGGGCAGTGCAGCGTCAACGACCTGCGGCGTGAGGACGACATCGCGCCCGTGGACGGTGGCGACAAGGTGTATCTGTCGGTCAACTTCGCCCCGCTGGGCAGTGAGAAGCTGGAAGGCAGCATGAGCGGCGTCGAGGGAGAGGAAGGAGGCCAAAAATGATAGCGGCGGGCACCATGACAGAGCGTATCGAGCTTTTGGCTCCGGTGGTGGAGCGCGGCCATGCCGGTGAGCAGGTGGTCACCTACGAGGTGGAGCGCAGCACATGGGCGGCCGTGACGTACCAGAAGGGCAGCAGGGCCATCGCTCAGGGCGATGTATACCTGTCGTCGCAGGTGGTTGTCAACACCAGGTATCAGGAGGGCATCACCGAGCGCCACCGCATCCGCTGGAACGGGAAGGTTTACCGTATCGTATCTTTCAACGGCAAGAAGACGGACGGAAGTATGACAATTATCGCAGAATATATCGAGGAGGGAATGTTATGAAGTATGTGACACTTGCAGAGGTGAAGGCGCAGACGCGCGTGGACTTCGACGCGGAGGACGAGTTATTGACGCTTTATGCGGATGCCGCAGAGGTGGCCGTGGTGGACGCCACACGGCGCACGGGCGATGAGCTGTGCCAGTTGGGCTATGCCGAGACACACGATGATGGGATGCCGGAAGAGGCGGACGCGGCACACTTCCCGTCCCGCCTGAAGGTGGCCATTTTGCTGACGGCAGCAAATTGGTACAGAAACAGAGAGCCGGTGGCGGGCGTGCAGCAACATGCCGTCCCCTACACGCTGGAGGCGCTGATTAAGCCCTACGTGCGCTTGGGGTAGCCTAATTCGGCATTCCGCGGGATAGTTGTAGGAGTTTCAGTTCATTTTAACAGAACAAAATGGAAAAAAGACAAGAAATACGTAACGGTTGCGGTGGTTTGTACATCCCAAAGCTCAGGGAGCGCGAGGACGGACAGCCATCGCGCATGATCGAAGGTTACGCGATTGTGTTCGGTGTGCAGTCCGAGCTACTTGCAGACTATTGGGACTATTATCGCGAGATCATCGAGCCTGGCGCCATCAGCGAGAAGGAGTTGAAGACGATGGACATCAAGATGACCATCTGGCACAACCGCGAGCGATTGCTGGCGCGTTCAAACAAGGGTGAGGGAACGCTGACCATTACGGTGGACGAGAAGGGCGTGAAGTACGCATTCGAGGCGCCGAACACGCCCGACGGAGACACGGCGCTGGAGCTTGTAAAGCGAGGCGATTTGGCTGGTAGCAGCTTCACATATTGGACCGACGAGAATAAGAACGTGTGGTACGAGAAGACCGAGGACAACATCTTGCTGCGTCACGTGGGCAAGATTCAGGAAGTGGTGGAAATGACCATCGCTTCTGACCCGGCATTCAGCCAGACGAGTGTTACGGCCCGCGAGGTGGAGGCCCACGGCGTGCAGCTGCATGATGAGCCGTCCGGCACACAGAAGAAGGTGGCCGAAAACCGCTTCTCCCTGGATCGGGAAGAGAGAGAACGAAATTTGAATAGAATGTTTTAATGGTTGTTAGTTATGAAAACAGTTAGTGAATTAGTCAATGAACGCGAGCGCTTAATAAAGGAGCGCGAGCAGGTGAATGTGCAGATGAATGAGATCGCAGACCGCGTGTCGGCACAGCACCGCGAGATGAATGATGAGGAGAAGAGCCAGTACAATGGCCTTTCTTCCAAGTTTGAAGCCCTTGGCCGTGCCGTGGCGCTGAACCGTGAGCAGATGGAGTATGTGCAGAACCATCCCGCACAGCGCCGCAGCGATAACGATATGTTGCGTGAGGCCCTTCGCTCACAGAAGAACCGCGAGTTCGTGCTGGCCCGCGAAGGTGCCGTTATCGACACCACCACGCTCACCGACGGTGGCCTCGTGCCGTTGACCATCAAGGACGTGTTGCTGCCCTTGGAGGAAGGTTTGATTTTCGACAAGGTGGGCATCCCCGTGCAGACTGGCGTAGTCGGCAACATTCAGTGGCCGGTGTTGGGCGCTGTGGAGGCATCCGTGCAGGGCGAGAGCGCCAAGCTGGATGAGACGGGCGTCGACATGAGCAAGATTGCAGCCGTGCAGCGTCGTCTGGGCATCCGTGCCAAGATTAGCAACCAGGCTATCAATAATTCGGCCGTCGACCTGAAGAGTCTGTTGGCCACTCAGCTGTCAATGGGCATGATTCGCCTGTTGAACCGTCTGACCTTCTCCCATGAGAATTTGGACGGCGATATTCACGGCCCTTGGGCCAATGCCAAGGCTACCGGCACATTCGCTGGCAGCGTGCCCACCTTCAAGGAACTGTTGAAGCTGAAGGGCGCAGTGGCCAAGACGGGCGTGGATATGCGCGGTTTTTGCTACGTGATGAGCGAGGAACTGAAGGCCGAGCTGGAAAGCACCTCGCGCGATGCAGGCTCCGGCCGCATGATCATCGAGAATGGCACTATCGCCGGCTATCCGGTGTTCTGCACCGAGTTCGTGAACTACGGCAAGGACGGCAAGAGCGCTACGCAGCAGTTCGTGGCAGCCGGTTGCTTCGCCTACTTGGCAGCAAACCAGCACGGTGACATCCGCATGATTGTGGACCCGTACACCGCAGCAGCGGAAGACAGCGTGATTATCACGTTGAATTCCGATTGGTCACTGACCACTTTGCGCAAGGAGGCCTTCGCACTGTGGGGTACAAAGGCTGAGGCTTAAACTTAGAGTGTTCGTATGTATTCATAGTATTTTGTTTTTAAGTGTAAAGTTGTGGAGGCAGGGTGATTCGTTACCCTGCCTTTTTTAATACTTCAAAAGATATGGCAGATGTAAAAACGAGGCTCATCATGGAGAAGAGCCAGTACGACACGGCGCTTCTGAACGCGCAGAAGTCGGTGAGGAAGTTCGCCGACCAGAACTTGTCGCTCAACGGCGTGCTGACCAACGTAACGGGCACCGTAGGCAAGATGGCTGCGGGAGTGGGCGTGGCCATGACCGCCACCGAAGCGTTCAACAAGGTGGTGCGCAGCAGTCAGACCACATCGGACGCATGGGACCGCGCGATGAGAGCGGCCACCACCACCGTCAACGAATTCTTCACGGCCATCAGCACCGGAGACTTCAGCACCATGCTGTCAGGGCTAGACCAGATAATCGAGAAGGCCAAGGAAGTGCAGCAGGCGCTGGACCAGCTTGGTAACACCACCATCAGCTACGGTTACTTCAACTCTAAGAATACGGCCGAATTCCAGCAGCAACTGGCCATCCTGAAAGATTCAGAGTCCACCGAGCAGCAGAAGAAGGCCGCGCAGCAGCGCATCAAGGATATTCTGGCCGATCAGAAGGACATCACCGCACAGTTGACCCGCAGAAGTCAGGAGGCAGTGAGCAAGTTGGTGGTGGAGGGAAACCGCCTGGACGCATCCATGATTACTCAGGCCGACGTCGAGAAGGTGCTGAGGCTGGACGTGTCGGCCATGGGCGACCAGCAGAAGAAGGAGCTGGCCAGCCAGTATGAGGAGTATCGGAAGAAGGTGGGCGAGATAACGAACAAGTACACCACCTATGAGACTACCGGATTCGGCATGAACGCACACACAACCAAGAATGTGGACCAAGCGGCTGTCGAGAAGGAGCTGGCACCCATCAACCAGCAGTACCTTCAAGCCATCGCATACAACGAAATCCTGGTGAAAAAGAGTGATGATTGGTTGAAAGAACTTACGGGCATCATGCAGGCGGCACAAGGCGCAGACAGGGCATTCGCTGGGATGCAGCGCACCTATTTCCGCGCCACAAAAGGCATGAATTCTTCCAGCTCCACCGCCAAGGCCACCGCCGCCACCGCCACGGCCACCACCACCAAGTGGGTGGAACCCGAAATGATAACCGATGAGAACGGGAACAAGGTGAACAAGCGCTTGTATGAGGGCCTGAAGAGTTCCGAGAAGTACAAGGACAAAGAACCGGTAGTCACAGAGCTGGAGTTCCTGGAGGGCACGCAGCAGTATCAGACCGAGCTTGGCAAGAAGGTGATGAACTACTTGCAGGGCGGTGAAAACATCGTCGTGCCCATCACGATGGAGACACAGCAGGACACCGACGAGCCAGACTTGGCCGCCGATGCGGAAAGCGCACGCCTGAAACGTCTGAAGAAGGAGCAGGAAGCGGCCGCAGCGCTGCAAAAGCAGCTTCAGGGCGTGAGCCGTGCGTTCAGCGCGATGAGCAGCGCAGCATCATCCTTCGGCCAGGACGGCATCGCGGCCGTGCTCACGTCGATGGGAGCCATCACCGAAATGGTGGGCGAACTGAAGGCGCTGGCCGCAGCTGAGGCCGTGGAGGGTGCCAGCAAGTTGCCCTTCCCCGCGTCCATT